TCCCAGCACGGTTCCATCTTCCAGACGCCTTCGGGCTATGTACAGCAGGTACCGCAGGTCAGCATTGCCCAGCAAAACCTCAAGATCATGCAGAGTTTCTGCTCGGAATTCGGACTGACGCCCGCCACCCGCGCACGTATTATCGCCAATGGCGGCGGCAAGGACGATGCCGCTTCGGACGATCCGATGGAATCCCTGCTGAAGGGAGGCTGGTAAGGTGGCGTTTGACGAAAGAAAAGCCCAGCGCGTGACGCGCTTTATTGAGGCGCTCAAGCACACAAAGGGCGAATTCCACGGCAAGCCATTTGAACTGCTTCCCTGGCAGGAGAAGGTAATCCGCGATGTATTTGGTACTGTACGTGATGATGACCCCACCATGCGGCAGTACAACACCGCTTACATCGAAATTCCCAAGAAAAATGGCAAGTCCGAGCTTGGTGCTGCGCTTGCCCTCAATATGCTCATCAATGATGATGAGTGGAAGGCTGAAGTGTACTCCTGTGCTTCGGATCGCCAGCAGGCCGCCATCGTATTCGATGTTGCAGTCGATATGGTCAGGCAGTCCCCGGCGCTCATGAAGCGCATTAAGATCATACCTTCTACCAAGCGCATGGTGTATCAGCCCACTGGCAGCATCTATCAGGTGCTTTCCTCCGAGGTTGCCACCAAGCATGGTCTGAACGTTTCGGCCTGCATCTTTGACGAGCTACACACCCAGCCAACCCGCGCTCTTTATGATGTTATGACGCAGGGCTCCGGTGACGCCCGTAAGCAGCCGCTGTGGTTTTTCCTCACGACTGCAGGCACCGACCGAAACTCCATCTGCTGGGAAGTACATCAAAAAGCCGTGGACATAATCGAGGGACGCAAGGTCGATCCTCGTTTCTACCCGGTCATATTCGGTCTGCCGGATGAAGCAGACTGGACAAGCGAAGAAAACTGGTACAAGGCCAACCCGTCGCTCGGAGAAACCATTTCTATAGATAAAGTCCGGGACGCGTACAGGAAAGCCCTGGAGACGCCGGCTGATGAGAACATGTTCCGCCAGCTGCGTCTCAACCAGTGGGTTAAGCAGTCCGTTCGCTGGATGCCTATGGATAAATGGGACGAATGCGGACGGACTGTTGACCCGTATTGGCTGGAAGGCCGACCGTGCTATGCAGGACTTGACCTTTCCAGCACCTCCGACCTTACAGCGCTGGTGCTGGTGTTCCCGCCGACCTCCGAGGAAGAGCCTTATTGGGTTCTTCCTTTTTTCTGGCTCCCGGAGGATACCCTCTCCCTGCGAGTGCGGCGAGATCATGTGCCGTATGACCAGTGGGCGCGGATGGGCTTTATCAAAACCACCGAAGGAAACGTTGTCCATTACGGTTTCATCGAGCAGTTCATCTGTCAGCTGGGCGAACGCTATAACATCCGCGAAATCGCTCATGACCGCTGGAATGCGACCATGATGGTACAGACGCTGGAGGACGATGGATTCACGATGGTTCCCTTCGGACAGGGCTTCAAGGATATGTCGCCCCCGACTAAAGAACTGATGCGCATTGTGCTGGAACACAAGCTGGCACACGGTGGTCATCCGGTTCTGCGCTGGAACATGGACAACGCCTATGTCCGAACTGATCCTGCCGGCAACCTCAAGCTGGATAAAGAAAAATCCACTGAGAAGGTGGACGGCGCTGTTGCGCTCGTTATGGCGCTTGACCGGGCGATGAAGAACCTGAGTACCGGCGATTCGGTGTATAACCATCGCGGGCTGCTGGTACTGTGAGGTGAGTCTATGCCCAGAAAACCGAAAAGACCCTGCAGGTTTCCCGGCTGTCCCAATCTCTGCGACAAGGGTGTCTACTGCCGGGAACATGCCGAATACAGTACAGACCGCATGCGCGGCAATGCTGCTGAACGCGGTTATGACGGGAAATGGCGCTCTGCCCGGGCGCTGTTCCTCAAAAAGAATCCGCTCTGTGCCAAATGCAGAGAAACAGGCAAGCTGAAGCCCGCAACCGTTGTTGACCATATCATTCCGCATCGCGGCGATCCTGTTCTGTTCTGGGATCGGAGCAACTGGCAGCCGCTGTGCAAGGACTGCCATGACCATAAGACAGGAAGTGGCCTGTAAAAGGAAGTGAGAACTGTGAAGAATCCATTTGCCCGCATGTTTCGCGCACGGGACAAGCCTACGGATGCTGTTTCCTCAGCGCCGACCTTCTATTTCGGCACCAGCGCATCCGGCAAGGCGGTAAATCCGTCCTCTGCCATTCAGGTGTCTGCGGTCTACGCCTGTGTGCGTGTTATTGCTGAGACCATTGCCAGTCTGCCGTTCCATGTGTACGAAACCACAGAAAACGGAAGCAGAAAAGCCCCGGAACATCCGCTGTACCGACTGATCCATGACGAGCCCAACAAGGAAATGACTTCGTTTATCCTTCGAGAAACGATGCTGGCTCATCTGCTGCTGTACGGCAATGCCTACTGCCAGATTATCCGCACCGGCAGAGACAAGATCGACAGCCTGTATCCGCTTCTTCCAGACAAGATGGAAGTTGACCGGGATGCCGGAGGTCTTCTGACCTACACCTATACAACCAGCGACGGCAAGCGCTGGCGGCTCGAACCGAGGGATGTGCTTCACATTCCCGGGCTTGGCTTTGACGGTGTCATGGGTTACAGCCCTATTGCACTTGAAAAGTCCGCTATCGGTTTGGGTATTGCCGCTGAGGAGTACGGAAGCAAGTTCTTCTCCAACGGTGCACGCCCCAGCGGCATCCTGACGCATCCGAACACGGTGAAAGACCCGGCTGCACTCAGAGCTAGCTGGAACGCTGCCTACGGAAGCTCCTCCAACGCCAGCCGTGTTGCTGTGCTGGAGGAAGGGATGACCTTCGTTCCTCTGAGCCTGCCGAACAACGAAGCCCAGTTTCTGGAGACCCGAAAGTTCCAGGTGTCCGAAATCTGCCGCATCTTCCGTGTGCCTCCGCACATGATTGGCGATCTGGACAGAGCAACCTTCAGCAATATCGAGCACCAATCCATCGACTTTGCTGTCCATACCATCCGCCCGTGGCTGGTCCGCATTGAACAGGCAGTCAACCGCGCTCTTTTCTCTGAAAAGGAGAAGGGGCGCTTTTATGTGCAGTTCAATCTGGATGGTCTGATGCGCGGTGACTACAAGAGCCGCATGGAAGGCTACGCCATTGCAAGGCAAAATGGCTGGATGAGCGCCAATGATATCCGTGAACTGGAGAACATGAACGCCATGTCCGATGAAGAAGGCGGCAATGCCTACCTTGTCAACGGCAATATGATCCCCGTCAACCTCGCCGGCATCACTGCTTTCCTTGCCGCTGCGGCATCCGCTGCACAGGCTGAGAACAGTGATCAGCAGGCTGACGGAAATACACCTGAGCAAGAAGAAACGCCGCCCGCCGAGGACAGCAATTCCCGGAAGCGGCGAAAGCCGAAAGGAGGCAGCGCACCTTGAACCAACTGACATTGGGCAGTCTTTTTGACGGTATCGGCGGTTTTCCGCTGGCAGGCATCAAGTCGGGTATTCATCCCGTCTGGGCGTCTGAGATCGAGCCGTTTCCCGTGCGCGTGACGCAGAAGCGACTGCCCGATATGAAGCATTACGGCGATGTCAGCAAACTGAACGGCGGCGATCTGGAGCCGGTGGACATCATCACCTTCGGTTCGCCCTGTCAGGATCTTTCTATCGCCGGCAAGCGAAATGGACTGGACGGTGCACGTTCCGGTCTGTTCCGCGAAGCAATCCGAATCATCACAGAAATGAGGTGCAAGACCAATGGACGATCCCCGCGCTGGGCTGTCTGGGAAAACGTGCCGGGCGCCCTGTCCTCGGCGAATGGGCACGACTTCCGGGAAGTCCTCGAAAGCCTCATCCGCATCAAAGACCCCAAAGCAGATGTTCCTATGCCTGACAGCGGCAAGTGGCTGCCAGCCGGCGAGATCCTGGGAGACAATTATTCTCTCTCCTGGCGAATCCTCGATGCCTCGAAGGGCTGGGGAGTCGCACAAAGACGGAAACGTATATTTGCTGTCCTCGATCTTGATGGACAATGTGCCGGATCGGTACTCTTTGAGTCCGAGGGCCTGTCAGG